GACCGCGCCCCGCCCTCGGATGAGAGCGGGGCGCAGTCGTATCCGCATGTCACAGCCCCACCGCCCGCACTCCCCCGCTCGCCGCTTCTGCCCTACGGTGTCCCTCTAGCTCAACCCTGGGGGGACGTATGCGTTCGTGCCGGCACCGTCACAGCCCCGCTTCTCCTCACCGCTCCAGGATCGTCAGGTAGATGGACCGCTGGCCGATCAGCCCACCTGCGGTTGTGATCTGGAAGACCATCTTGCAGGTGGCACCCTCGGCCCCGCCCGTCACTCGCTGCGTGACGACAGCGTCATCGACGACCGGTGACCCGACAGCCGTAAGCCCTTCGGGCACAGAGACCGTCGCAGCACTGATGGTGTCGTTTACCTCTGCCAGCCAAGGGGCCCAGTCCCAGCCGTAGTCCAGGAGTTCAGCAGGGGCTTTGATGAAGCTGTCGGACATGGCTACCTCACTGTCAGCGTGCGGCCCTCGGCGGCCACGACGAGCCGCCGGTGCTCGGCGGGGACCTGGAGTGTGCGCTCCGGGCTGGACACGGTGGTGGGCTGCGGTGCGAGCGGACGCGCCGTGCAAACCTCCAGCGCCGGTGCCAGAGTGGCGGTCTTGGCGCCTGTGAGCGGTTGCGCCGTCTCGGTCGTGCTGGCGGTGGGCAGTGTCACGCCGTCGACCTGTGTGAGCGGCTGTGCCGTTTCGACGCTTCCGGCCGTGCCGAGCGTGCCCGTCTTTGCCCCGGCGACGGTCTGGGCGGTGCTCTGCTCGGCAGCTGGCGGGAGGGTGGCTGTCTTGGCTCCGGTGAGGGGATGAGCGGACTCGACGGTGCCAGCGACATCGAGTGCGCGTGCTTTGGCGCCGAGCAGCTCTTGCGCTGCTGCCTGTTCGGCGGCGGGGGTGAGCGTGGCAGCCTTGGCACCTATGAGGGTTAGCGCGCCGCCAGCTTCTGTGGCAGTGCCGAGGGCGGCGACCTTCGTTCCCATGAGCGGCTGCGCGGCCTCGGCCGCGGTCGCAGTGCTGAGGGTTGCGCCGGCGGTGACGTCTGCGGCGGTGAAATCGTCGTAGCGGATCCCGGTGACGGTCCCGGTGCGGAGGCCGACGCTGGTTCCCGAGGCGACCGCGGTGTCGGTGACCGAGGCGCGTTCGATCCCGTTGACGAAAGCCTTGATCGTCGAGCCGACGGCCTGCACTCTGGCGACGTCGCCGGGCGCGGCAGGCTCGGCGTAGGTGGCGATGACGTTGAAAGTGCTGCTGACAACGGAGAACAGATCCCAGGTGCTGCCGTCATTGCGCCACAGGTAGCCGCTGGAGATGTTGGAGTTGCCGCGGCACCACACGCCCAGGCTGGCTACCGCGGGGACGGCGATGGTGACCTGCGCGGAGTGGTCGCTGCTGTCCATCGCACCGGCGGCACGCAGGATGACGGTGCCCGTATCCACGCCTGGCGAGAGCCGGTTGGAGATGATCGACCAGTCGCCGCTCACCTCGGCCCACCCGGCACCCAGGTCAGTGTTGTCGGCGCGGTTGAAGTCGTCGCTGAAGCTCGCCATGGTTACGCGGTGGAGCTGGCCCGGTAGAAGTCTGCGATCGTCAGCGTGAAGGCGTTGCCGTCCGGGGTCCAGGTCAGGTCGTGCTTGGTGAGGGGGATCAGGTCGGCGTCTGTGCCGGTGGTGGTGTCGGGGTCGTAGCAGATCACGAGGGCGCCGATGGGGTTGCCGGTTGGCGAGGTCCAGGTGACGTCGGCGGCGTCGAGGTCGACACGGTCGGCGGTGTCGTTCACCGTGACTGTGACGCTGGCGAGGGGTTTGCGGCCCACGGTGGTCTGCTCGTTGGTGGTCCCGGCGACCAGGTCGGCGAAGGTGTCCTTGTCGCGCAGTACGGAGTCGTTTTCGAGGCCGCTGCTCTCCAGGGCGATCAGGACGAGGCCGTCGTTCGCGGCAGGTAGTGAGGCGTAGTAGCCGACCCTGCTGAGGGCGATGTTGAAGACGATGGTGGCCATGGTCGCTCCAGTTCTTGCATGTAGTTGGTGCGTATACGGCGCTCCGCCGCAGGGGGTGACGAGGACTGTGGGGGTGCCGCCAGGGAAGGCCGTCGGGCCTCCTGGTCGTAGAGGTGGAAGTACGCGCCGGTGAGGCCAGCAGGCAGCGGCATCACAGCCTCCTGTATGCCGCGGTCATCGCGAGCACCCCAGCGCCCAGGAGGTTCCGGCTCTGCGACGACGATTCCGAACTGCTGGTGGCGCGGCACGTGTAGTGGGAGGAGCTGTCGCCGTCGGGGGTGCATTCGTAGGCGGTACCCTGCCCGTCGGTGTACGCCCAGCCGGATGGCGCAGGCCCCTGAGGGCCTTGCTCCCCGCGCTCCCCGGAGGGGCCTTGCTCACCTTGGGGCCCATCCGCGCCCGGCTTGCCTGGTTCGCCCTGCGGCCCTTGCGGGCCGGGCACTGTGGAGTCGACGCCCGGAGCGCCCGGAGAACCGGGACTCCCGTCGTTGGGCGTGATGGTGGGGGCCGGTTTGCCGCTGTCGCCCTTGCTGCCCTTCGGGCCAGGCGGTCCAGGGATCGGCACGGGGACTTCCGCCCGGTCGGGGAGATCCTCGACTGCCTTCGACGGGTCCGGCACTGAAGGCTTCTCGCCCTTCGCCTTGAGCTGGGAGCGGAGTTGGCGTACATCGCCGGCGAGGGTGGAGACGGCGGTGCCGCGGAGGTCTGCTTCGTGTGCGACTTGCTGGCGGGCCGTCGCCTCGCGCTGGACCAGGAGGAGGGAGAGGGCGACTCCCCCGCCGAGGAACAGAAGGGTGGCGACGATGGCGATGGTCTTCCAGCGGCGGGCGAGGGCGAGCTCGGCGCGGGTCACGGTTGCCCTCCGAGGGACTGGACTAGCAGCTTCAGGCGTGCCGTCTCTGCCTTCTCTGTGGCTAGTTCCAGGCGGAGTGCGGCCACGTCGGCGCGCAGCTCCTTGCGTTCCTCCTGGAGCTGGTCCGTCAGGCTGTTGTAGCCGCCGATGACTCCGCCTTCCCGTTGGGCCCGTCCTGCGGCTCGGGAGCCGTACACGGCTGCCGCTCCGGCCACGGGTGCGCCGATGAGCGCGGCTATTGCCGTGACCATGGCGGCGTCCATGCCACCTCCGAGCCGCTTGCATGGGGCAGGATCAGACGCCCTGGACGGAGTTGGCCGTGACGAGGCTGTCCTGCGCCTTGCCGCTCACACCGGTTGGCTTCCACAGGCCGAAGTGGCTGAGCACTGCCGTGCCGAAGGAGACGAGGGTCAGCGTGACGGCGGCGCCGACGTCGTAGCCGTCGCCGCCCGCCTGGAGTTCGATCAGGAACCCGTTGAGCGCGGTGAGGCCGAGGAGGAGGACTGCCTTGGTCCCGGCGTGGGTGACGCGGGTGGTGACGAGGCCGACGAGTACGGGCAAGGCGACACTGATGGCGAGGCCGAGCCAGTAGGCCGAGTCGAGGTTGACGTCCATGGCGGGTTCCGTTCTCAGAGAAGGGGTCAGACGTTGGGGACTTTGAGCTGGTCCCAGGTTTGCTTTCCGGGCGGCCACTTGGCGGCCGTCCCGGTGTGGCCGCATTTGCGCTGCCACGCTTCGTAGGACTCGATGTCGGCTTTGCCGAGGGTTGGGCCGGGGCCGACCGTGTACCGGCCGCAGCCGACGGCGACGAGCCGTTTTCCCACCGCGGTGAAGATCGGGGACTGCTTGCCGAGGGCGGGCTTGTTGCCCTTCATGAAGAAGGAGGCGCCGGGGAACGGCTCGTACTGTGGCGTCGGCGGGCTGGGCTTCTGCGGTTCGGGCTTGGGGTCGTTGCCGTCGAGGCGTGCAGCGATGCGTCCGCGCATGGTCTGCATGGTGAAGCCGCGGGGGTCGACTTTGCCGGGCTGCCATTCGAGGTGTCCGATGACGGATCCGGCGCCCCATTCGTGGTGGCGGCAGATCGCGGCGGACACCCGCTCGATGGCGAGGAGCTGCGCGGCGGGCCATGGGTCTTCGCCGTCGCCGAGGTTCTCGCACTCGAAGCCGTAGAAGTGGCGGTTGCCGTCGGTGTTCGCCTCGTTGTCCGGCGGAAGCCCGGTCTCGTTCTTGACCGCGGTCAGTACGTCGTCGTCTCCGAGCCCGGCGTGGTTGGCGCGGCCGTAGCCGACGAGGTGGACGCGGCCGTCCTTGGTGATCACACCGTGGCACAGCGGGCCCGGCAGCGAGGCGTGCCCGTCGCGGCAGATGGCGACCGTGCGGTCCGATCCGGATGTCACCGTGTGGTGGATCATCACGCCGTGGACGGGACCCCACGCGCCTCTGTGGTTGCGGTTGTGGTGCTCCCAGTCGCCGACTTCGACGACGGTGAGGCCCTCGTCGCGCAGCAGGTCGAGGAACGATCCGGCGGATGGCGGTGTGGCCACGATCAGGCCTCCTCGACTGGGTGGATGGCGACTTTGAACTGGGCGTGCGTGATCCGTTCGGGGCGGCTGGAGTTGTGGGCTGCCTTGAACGCGATCGGCGTGCCGGGGTGGACGAACAGTTCGTGGTGCTTGGTGAACGGGTTGAGGCCGGGGGTGCGGGCGCGGTGGTCCGTCGCTGTCGAGTCCGCGCCGGTGGAGAGGTTCAGCGGGTCGCGTTCGAAGCGGTCGCGGAGCTCCGTGTACTGGCCGTCTTCCCACTGGATGACCGCGGTGAGGGTTGCCCAGCCTTCGACGGCGGGCCAGATGAGTCCGGCGCGGTCGTCGGTACGCCACAGGCTGACCCGGTAGCCGTCGGGCTGGGCGACTTGGTGCATGCCGTGGTCGTCGTAGGACTCGGCGGTGCCGAAGGGGAAGCGCACGACGTGGTATTGGCCGTCGTCGGGGATGGTCTGTGGCTCTTCGAGGATGAGCGAGCAGATGTGGACGGTCACGGGCGGGCCTTTCGGCTGGGTTGCGCATCGGTGTTGAACTCCCGAAACACAGGCACCTTCAAATCGTAGACCCATTACCTGATTTCACCTACGAATCACAGGTATCGTTGGGGTTGGGTTCTAGCTCAGGGACCCGTGGCGGGGATGTGGCCGTGCGGGTCTACCTCCCCGCCACACCAACCCGCGCCCACCCGCACACCACCCGCACAGGAGCCCGGCATGATCCTGATCGCCGCAGCTACCGCGCTGCTCTTCGCCTACCTCGTCCTCGCGCAGCCCGTGGAGGCGCGCATCGACTACGTGCCCGCAGTCGGGAGCAGCCGATGAGCGAGCCCGAGATCGGATGCGCCGTGAAACACGCGGACGGCTACGGCAACGCGACCCCCTGCCCCGACAGCCACGGGCCCGAGGCCGAGGACTCCTCCGCGAACGAGGGGCACGCCGAGCCGCCTACCGAGGATGAGTTGAGCTCCGCTCTTCCGGTTCAGCCCGATCGTCGCCAGCTCGCTTACGACGCTGTGTACGAGTACATCCGCGCACTCGGCGCCTACCTGCCGCCTGACCCTGCGCACCGCAACGCGGTCATCTGGCGCGCCGTACACGCCGCGTTGGACGCCACGCCCCTTGGTCGCTGCATCTCCAGCCATTGCGTCGAAGGCGCCCACATCCTGCCAGTCGAGGAGACGCCGTGGCCGAGCAGCAGGAGTTCGCGATGAACGATCCTGAGAGCACGTCCGATCCAACAGAACCGGAAGCCCAGCTGGCCCAGTTCCATGAAGGCGAGGAGCCGTACACCGATAGTCGCGTCGTGCCCACTCCAGCCCAATGGATCTGGAAGTGGAATCGGGCCACGCCAGCTCGTCGTCTTCGGATGGCCGAAGCCATTCTCGGTGCGCAGGAGACCGCTCAGCAGTGTGTAATCGCAGACCACAAGGGTGCTGTTGAGGAACTGCGGGCGGCGGACGCCGCGATCTACCGAATCCGCTGCATCGCCGATATCCGAGCCATCGCAGCGCCTCTCCCGGACAGCTACCCGGCTGGCTACCGCGCGGCGATGAGGCGGGTCATGGAGATCATCCACGAGGAGGCGCCGTGACCGCGCCTCAGTCCGACTTCGTGGTCGCCCTGTACGAGGACGGCGGCACGCTCCTCGTCGGCGTCCGCCCTGACGGGCAGATCGAGACTGGGCCCCGCTACGAACCCGAGGCCGCCGCCCGAGAGTTCTGGGATGCCGTCACCCGCGCCGCGCAGAGCGCCTCGCCGTGGGAGGCGACGTGACCTGCCTGCCCGAGTGGATCGCCCAACAGGTAGCCCAGGTCGAGGAGGTTGCACGCGATGCCACCGAGGGTCCCTGGTGCGCCGATCACCCCGAGCCACGCCACTGGGGTGACGACCCCGAAGCCGCACTCGTCGTGCAGGGCAAGGTGCTCTGCATCCTGGACAATCAGTACAACGGGCATCTGAACGCTGACCACATGGTCATGCACGATCCAGCTGCCGTGCTGCGCCGCTGCGAAGCCGACCGCCGCATCCTGGCCCGCCACCGGCTGGCAACCGAATGGGAGTGGGCGTTTGAAGCGCCCTGCCACGGATGCGGCACCCAAGGCGACTGCGACGACCCCGTCACCGACAACCTCAACGAGTGCCCGGAATTGCTCGACCTCGGTTACGCGCACGGTCTGACCGACGAGATCCTCGCCAGCTTCGACCGCCCTCAGACGCCGCCGCGCCCCAAGGTCAAGCCGCTCGGTGGAGTCCTTCCACCCGGCATCGGGGCGACCGCTGACGTCTCGCCCGCCCTACGCGGCCCCCACTGGAAAGGCACCACAGCATGAAGACCCTCGTGACCGGCGGCGCCGGGTTCATCGGTACGTGGATTAGGCGCGAACTCCTCACGCGCGGCCATCAGGTGCTCGTCATGGACCACCAGGACCGCCGCCAGCATCTCGCCGACGGTGAGGAGTTCTTCCTCGGCGACGTCCGTGACGCCACCGCCGTGACGGAGGCCGCTGCGCACTGCGACGGGATCATCCACCTCGCCGCCGTCCTCGGCACGCAGGAGACGATCAGCAACCCGCGCCCGTCTGCAGAGACGAACATCATCGGCAGCCTCAACGTTTTCGAAGCCGCGACGCAGTACAACCTGCCGACGGTCTACGCCGGGGTGGGCAATCACGCCTTTCGTCTCATCGGCACCGGCTGCTACACGATCACCAAGTCGGCGGCCGAAGACCTCGCCCGCATGTACAACCTCTACCGCGACGGCGGCCAGATCACCATCGTCCGCCCGGTCAACGCCTACGGCCCCGGCCAGAGCGTGGCCCGCCCCTACGGCACGAGCAAGGTGAGGAAGATCCTCCCCGCCCTCTCCTGCCGAGCCCTCACCGGCGCCCCCATCGAGGTGTACGGCGACGGCACCCAGATCAGCGACTGCGTGTACGTCGAAGACGCCGCCCGCGCCTTCGTCGAAGCCCTAGAGCACACCGCCGAACACGGGCCCACGGAACGCCCCGTCGAAGTCGGGCCGCTCGACTCCGTGACCGTCAACGACATCGCCCGCCTCGTCGCCGAATACGCCGCCAACCTCACCGGCCACGAACCCGTCGCGATCACCCACCTGCCCATGCGGCCCGGCGAAATCCCCAACGCGGTCGTCACCTCCGACACCGACACGCTCAAGCAGATCGGCCTCGACGCCACCGACTTCGTACCCCTCGACGAGGGCATCCGGCGGACCGTCGACTACTACGCGAGCAGCTGGCTGCCCGGCCATCTGGCGGCCTGATGCGCATCCATTTCTGGACGGCCGACGACCACGGGTCAGGGATGTACCGCGGCATCCTCCCCGCCATGTCCCTCGACTGGCTCGGCCACCAGGTCTCGGCCGGACGGCGGCTTCCCGAGGACTGGCGCGAGCTGGGGCTCGACGTGGTGGTCGGCTGCCGGGTCGTGCAGCCCGAACCGTCCCGGACCTGGCGGGAAATGCGCGACGCGGGGATCCGGCTGGTGATGGACCTCGACGACGACTACTTCCACATCGACCCGAGCAACACCGTCGCCCACCAGCTCTGGTCGAACCGCGAGATCCAAAAGCGGCTGATCGCCAACATGCAGGTGGCGGACACAGTCACCTGCTGCTCGGAGCCGCTCGCCGCTGCACTGCGCGAACACCACGACGACGTGCGCGTCGTCCTCAACGGCCTGCCCGCGCAGTACCTGGGCGACGTCCGCGACTACAGCCCCGAGGAGCTGTCGGTGGGCTGGGCAGGAACGGCGTCGACGGTGCATGAGCTGCCGGAGGCGGTGCGGGCCTTGAACCGGATCGCCGAGTACCGGCGGCCCGGCGGGGTGGCGGTGAAGCTGGTCGGCATCGACTCGCGGACGGCTCTTGCTTGCGGGCTGAGGGGCAAGCGGGTGGGGGCGCTGGGCTGGGTGCAGAACTTCAGCGAGTATCTGCATGCCGTGAAGGGCTTCGACGTCTGGGTGGCGCCGTACCGGGACACCACGTTCAACGCTGCGAAGTATCCGACGAAGTTCCTGGAGTCGAGCATGCTCGGCATCCCACTGATCGCGTCGGACATCGAACCGTACCGGCAAGTCATCCGCCACGGCGAGAACGGGTTCCTCGTCAAGCGCGAGCACGAGTGGGGCCGCTACCTCAAAGTTCTCGCGGACGATCCCGGACTGCGGCAGCGCATCGGCATGGCGGCCCGCGCGGAAGCATCCGGGTCGATCCTTCAGGCGCTCAACCGGCAGTGGGAGACGGCACTCACGGTGCCGGAGAGGGGGACGTCATAAACGGCCCGGAGCACTTCCGTAAGGGTGAGCGTCTGCTCGCCGGCCAGCCCGTCACGGACGAGCAGCGCGAGCAGGGCGTCGACGCTGAAGGCAACTGGCCTCCATCGCAGATGGAACTACTCGAAGCGCAGACGCACTTCCTAGCCGCCCTGGTCACCCTGCACGCAGGCGAGAAGGCGCGAGGCAGCGTGGCATGGCAGGAGGCGATCGGGCCATGAGGGTTCTCGTCACCGGGGCAGCAGGGTTCATCGGCGGCCACCTGCTGCACCGCCTCGAAGAACACGCCCACACCGTCGCGTCGGCAGACAAGCGGCACGGCACGCCCACCACCGACCTCGACCGATTCCGTCGGACCGTGGAGGGCGCCGAGCCAGAGGTGATCGTGCACCTCGGCGCCTCCTGCTCCACCTCCGTCAGCCTCCGCGATCCGGCCCAGGACTTTCACGACAACGCGCTCGGCACGTTCAACGTCGCCGAGGCAGCCCGTCTCGCTGGCGGGATCCCCGTCCTCTTCACTTCCACCGTCAAGGTCCACCCGGGCGCCGACGGGCGCATCGCCCCCCTTGGCCAGTCCAAGCTCGTCGGCGAGCAGTACCTGCGGCTGTACGCCGACCTCTACGACCTGCCCTCCGTCGTCCTGCGCCCCTCCACCGTGTACGGACCCGGCCAGGACGGCAGCCCGGAAGTCGGGTGGGTGACGTGGTTTCTCCGCGCCTTCCTTGACCAGAAGTCCATCGCCATCCACGGTGACGGCACCCAATCCCGCGACATCCTCCACGCCGACGACTTCACCCGACTGCTCGTCGACATCGTGGAGCACTTCGACGCCTACCAGACCACCACGCCCTATGAGGTCGGCGGCGGCCCGGACAACGAACTCGGCCTACTGGAACTGATCAGTCGCCTGGAACTGGAGACCGGCTCCCGAGCCGACGTCACCCACGACGAACGCCTCCCCGGGGACCTCCAGCGCGTCGTCACCGACAACACCGCCGTGACCGCCGTCCGAGGCTGGACGCCCACCATGCACTGGACCGACGGCGTCCGCCGCACCCTCGACTGGATAGGGGAACAGTGGTGAAAGTCGGCGTCATCATCCCCGTGCGCAACGCCCGGCCGTGGATCGAGGAAATGCTCACCTCCGTCCAAGACCAGACGCATCCCGCAGGCGCCTACCTGGCCGAGGACTGGTCAGACGACGGCACCAGAGAATTCCTCGTCGAGCACCCCGACATGTGGCGCCGACTGAAGCGCAACCGTCGCCGTTCCGGCTGGGCCGGCGGCCTCAACGCCGCAGCGAAGATGGCGTTCGTCGACGGCTGCGACGCGGTACTTACCGCGTCGGCAGATGACCGGCTGCATCCCGAGTGCGTGTCCCGCTGCGTCAAAGCCCTCGAAGGCGGCCTCGACTTCGTCGTCCCGTATGCCCGGCAGTTCGGTGCTGCAGACCGCCTTCAGGCGTCGCTGCCGGACGCAACGCTGGAGGACTTCGCAGTGTGGCCGCCGCTCATCGACAAGGCGCTCATCCGGCGCGAGACGTGGCAGACCGTCGGCGGCTACTCCCCCGAGGCCACCCTGCCTGGCTCTTACGGCTGCGCGGAGGACTGGGAGTTCTGGATCAAAATCTGGAAGGCGGGGTTCGCCCGGTACGCGGTCATCGAGCAGCCGCTGTACTTCGTGCGCGTCCACCCCGGCCAGCTGTCCAACAGTCGCGGCGAGCTGCACGCGGTGAGCGTCGACCTGTTCCGCAAGCTGCACCCCGACCTGCCGTGGACCGACGAGTCCGGTATCTGGCCGCCCCGGCACCGCACAGAGAAGAGGCATCCGTGATTGACGAACGCAAGGTCATCGCCTGGACCCCCTACGGTCGGCTCCGGACCTACAGCATCCTGATCAAGTACCTGCAGCGGAACGTTGAGCGCGGCCTCCTCGACGAGGTGTGGGCTTTTATGAACACCGACGAGACCGGGCAGGAGGGTGACGTCGCCTACGCCCACGAGCTCGCCACCCGATTCCCGTGGTTCAAGCTGATCTACCGACCCGACGGCATTCCCCGGCATCCGGGGCCCAAGCAGCGCAACACCGGCTACGCCTACCGGCGCATGACCGACCCGAACGTGGTCTACCTGCGGTTCGATGACGATGTCGTGTACCTGCACGAAGACGCGATCGAGAACCTGGTGCGTGCCCGCATCGAGATGCCCGCGCCGATCGCCGTGTTCCCCGTCATCTTCAACAACGCCATCTGCTCCCACTTCCTCCAGGCCTGCGGCAAGGTGCCGTTGGAGTGGGGCGCCGTCAGCGCCTACTGCATGGACCCCGTCGGCTGGGCCAACGGGCCCTTCGCCGTCAAGCTGCACGAGCTGCTGTTGGACCACATCGAGGCTGGCACGGTCGAAGACTTGTACCTCTACCAGGACCTTCCCCTGCAGCCCGGCACCCAATTCTCCGTCTCTTGCTTCGCCAGCCGCGGCCAGGACTACGCAGCGCTCCCCCAGCCCGGCGTCCTCGTCCCCGACGAGGAGGAGTCGTGGCACACGATCCACCAGCCGCTCGCGACAGGCCGCCCGAACGTCATCCGAGGCAACGCGATCGTGTCGCACTGGAGCTTCTTCCCTCAGCACCCGTTCCTCAATGGCACCGACCTTCTCGACCGGTACCGCGAGCTCGCAGACAAGGTGGTGGCGTGATGGGCCAGCAGATCAGCATCGAGGCTGCCTATGCGGCGATGCGGAAGAAGTGCATGGATCTCCTGGAAGCCAACGTGCTGCTGGAGGCGAGGGTTGCCGAGCTGGAGGGTGAGGTCGAATCGCAGAGGGCTCCGGCGTCCGTACCCACCTATGCGATGAGTACGGCCGACGGTCAGCCTTAAGGCCGGCGCCAGCCGAGCAGTGCGCCGATGGCGATGATGCCGACCTCGATGAGCAGGATGACTTCGAACGTGGACATGGACATCTCCTTCTAGGCGATGCGTTGGGCGATGACGCCCTGGCAGGTGGCGGTGTTCGCGGCGTTGGCGGTGCCCCACTGCCAGGTGATGACCATGGCGTTGGAGATGGTCGTGTCGCGGGTGACGGCCGCGACCTGGTTGACCTGATGCCAGGGGCCGATGTTTCCGGCGCCGGCGGTCTGGTTCTGGAACAGGGCGAGGTTGGGCCGCCAGGTGCCGGAGCCTCCGATGGTGGCGCAGATGAGGTCGAACTGGGCCCGCCAGGAACGCCCGGTTCCGGCGCCGGCGGTGATGGCTCCGGTGCTGCCCATGCTCGCTCCGGCGACGCCTCCCAGTCTGCCCTGGAAGGTGAACGTGGGCGTGCCGGTGACGCCGCTGATTCCCCACGCTTCAATGCGGTAGATCGCCCCGACGATCGCGTCGTTGGCGGGGATCGTCATGGTGGCGACGACGGTCTCCGTGATCGTGTTGGCGACGGTCGTGGTGGTTGTCGACAGCTGGTTGCGGGTGCGCCGCGTGCCGACCACGACGTCTTTTCCGTCGACGAGGGTGAGGTCGCTGTTGAAGCTGCTACTCGCGGTGGGGATCTGCACCCATCCCGCTGACGCTGGGGCTGTGCCGTTGTGGACGTAGGCCCGGTAGGCGTTGTCGGACTCGAGGATGCCTTTGCCCGCGTAGGGGGTGCCGGGCCGGGTGCTGCTGGTGGCGACCTGGAAGCCCGCGGCGAGGTCGAGCTTGTCGAAGTTCTGGTTGAGGTCGGTCTGGACGTTGACGTTCTCGGAGCCGTCGTTGAGCGGCTTGTAGAGGCCGAGCCTCGTAGTGGCCGGTTCAGGCACGGGTGGCCTCCTTCAGGCGTTCGGCGGTCGTGGTGTCGAGGACGATGTCCGGCTTTCGGGTGGGGCGTTCGCCTTGCAGGTGGAGGCGTTGCTGGTCTACGCGTGCGGCGTGGGCTGTGACGAGGTCGCGGTCCACTGCCGTCGTTCGCAGGGTCTTCAGCGGGTCGGGCTTGCCCTTGGGTATCACGAACTCCGCTATGTGGGCTTTTGCGTACTGGATGCGCAGGAGGTGTGCCTCGCGGGCGTCGGCCGTCGTCGCAGCGGTGAACAGTGTGGTGGGGCGCGTGTCTCCTGCCCGGACGGTGCCGCGTGCGCTGACGGCGGGCGAGAACAGGCCTGCGGCGATGGCCGGGTCGTCGGCTGCCGTGAGCGCGTCATCGGGGCTGGGGGCGAACGGCTCGTGCAGAACAATCTCGATCAACTGATCGGTGTCGGCGGGGTCGATTCCGTACTCGGCTGCCCGGTAGGCGAGCGTGGCTTTGGGGAAGATATGCCGATACGTGTGGCCGTCGGAGCGGAACGCCTCGACGAGCCAGCAGGGCGTGTCCGGGTTCGGGTAGTACTCGGTGAGGCCGGTGACCTCGTATGTGTCAGCCATGCTCTGCTCCTAGATTCTGAAGCACCAGAAGTAGACGGACCAGGCGCCGTTCGCCGTTCCGGACAGCTGGACGGTGAACCCGGTCGTGTCGCTGGCGCTGATGACCGAGCCGCGGGTGTTGGCGACGGAGGGGTTGTCGCGGACGGAGATGATGGGCAGCAGCTGCGAGTCCATCGTCGGCCCGAACGTCAGGCTCAGGCCGGTGCCGCTGTCGGGTCCGGGAACGGAGCCGGTGAACAAGCCCTCGTTGGATCCGACGGCGAGGAAGTCCGCCCACTTGCCGATGTGGCGGGTGCGGCCGGAGGTGTGCAGGAGGTACTGAGCCGTACTGGCTGTGCCGTTGTCCCAGCCGATTTTGGTCTGGGTGGCTGAGGCGTTGAAGATTCCGCCGTCGACGCCAGCGAAGTGGTATCCGGTGACTAGCTGGTTGGTCTGGTAGCGGGTGTACGCGCCGCGCCGCTCCTGCGTATCGGCGCGCACGATCGCGACTTCGCTGGTGCCGCTCGTCAGATAGCTGCGGGCGTACACGTCGGTGCCTGCGTCGTCGAATATGCCGCCGTTGACGCCGATGTTGGCGTCGGTGCCGGTCGAGCTGACGTTGATGTAGCCGAAGTTCGCTCCGGAGTTGGCGTAGAAGCGGAGTTCGGGCAGGAACGTCGCGGTTGGCATGATCTCCAGGCGTCTGCCGCTGGTGCCGGAGATGATCTGCCCGAGGAGGTTCACGGATCCGTCGGCGGAGGCGATGTTGACGGTCTGCGTTCCGCCTGCGTTGTATGCCTGCAGCCCGGAGGCGTTGAGCTCGACGCGGGCGCCCGTGGTGGCGGTGCGGATGCTGGCGCCGAGGAGCCAGTCGGCGGTGATTGTCCCGGCGGTGACCTTGCTGACGGTCAGGTCGGAGATGTGTGCGTCGTCGATGAGGAGGGCGGTCGCGGACGCGGCATCGCTGGGTCCGGACTTGTTGCCGGTGATGTCGACCGCGATGACGCGCACGTACCGGGTGGAGGTCTCTTCGACCTGGACGGTGGAGACGACGGGGATCTGCGCCTGGATCATCCCTGCGGTCGCGGAGACCTTGCCCTTGAGGGTGTCGTCGGTAGGCGTGAACGTCGGCTCGTAGTCGACGTGAACTTCGAAATGGTGCAGGTCGGACTCGAGATTGAACGTGCCGCCGCTGCTCTTGCCGAGCTCGTGGACGATCTGCAGGGCGATCCGTGATCCCGCCACTGTCGGCGGGGCTGGCGTGGACGGCGGGATGTTGTCCTCGGACGCCACGAACGTGGTGATGCCGCTCCACGCGCCGGTGTTGCCGATCTTGTCGACGGCGCGGATCTGCACGTCGTAGCCGACACCGGGCGACAAGTCCTGGAGTTGCGCGGTGGACTCGCCCCATGCGACGTACATCGTCTGCCAGTCGCCGGTGGGGGCGACGAACGGCTGCGCCCACGTCTCCATCGCCGCCCACGTGATCTGGGAGACCTGTGCCCACGTGGAGGGGTAGAGCATGTCGGCGTCGACTGCGTACCGGATCTCGTAGTGGTCACCGTCCAGGACGGTGGAGCCGTCGATGTTGTTCGGGGCCGTCCAGGCGATGACGACGCGGGCGCGGGTGAAGCCGCGGGAGTCGAGATAGGCGGAGCCGACGAACGGCTCGACCAGCGTGGGCACGCCGGGGACACTCGTGTCCTGGTTGGGCCGCGATCCGACCGGCTCCGCACCGGCCTGCTGCAGCGCGCGGGCGAAGCCGCCGACCGTGACGTAGACAGTGTTCCCCTGGTCCCACTCGACGTAATCGGTGAGGTCATACCAGCGGCCGTCGCCATCCCGGAAGGCGGCTGTATAGCCCTCGGTGAGAGGCCAGGTAGCTTCCGTAACCTGCAGCTTGATCGGGTTGAGGCGCTCGCCCCGGAAGATGATCTCGTTGGCGGTGTCGACGAGCCCGGAATCCGGGTCGTACACCCACACCTGATCGCCGACATCGAAGGAGCCCTCGATGTAGTAGTTGTCGGTCTCCACCATCAGTCCGTCGTGGGTGCCCGTGTACTGCCCGAGGAGTACGGCCGCACGGGTGTCGGCGTTGGTGACGGTGGTGTCCGACTCGGACGCCAGGCGGGTCATCCGCAGGGCGTTGCCATGGATGTCGGAGTAAGGGTTCGAGCCCGGGCTGATATCGGCGGTGCCCGTGGCGATCGACTCGCCCTCCCCCTCGGCGAGGAGGACGACGCGGGTGGTGAAGTCCTCGACGTCGCGGGTCACCGCGAAGCCGCCGGACACGGACTCGAGGCCACCGACGTCCTTGCCTGCCGTCTTCTTGGAGATGACACACCGCGGGCTGGTGACGTACAGGCTCGCTGCGGGGCCCGCGTCGAGGGTGCCGTCTCCGTTGACGCGCCAGGACACCGGTGTTCCGGCTGCGGCGGCGACGGTGTCGCACACGTATTGGATGGCCTGCCGCGGTGATTCGTAGGCGTGCCGTCCGCTGTATGTGGCGAACGTGCCCACGCGCAACTGGTCGCCGGCGACGGTGATGGCCTGCGCGGGCGGCGTGAACGTGATGTTGGTGAAGCCGAACGCGGACGGCTTGGCGGTCACCGTGAAAACGGTGCCCTCTTTGAGGGTGCCGCCGGAGTTGTAGAGCATGACGGTGTCGGCGACGGTGATGTCGGCGGCGTCGGCGTCAGATGCGACGAGATAGTTGGCGGTTGCGCTGCTGCCCGCCGCGGTGGCGGTTTCACCCGTGAACGACGCGCCGACAGGGTAGAAGGTGCCTTCGGTGACCGGTCCGGGGTTGGGCAGGAGGGCGCGGATGGCGTGGGCGAAGGTCTGCCCGTTCAGCTCGACGGGCTCTTCGATGACGGCGCCCTTGTTGTCCTCGTCGCCGAGCCACATAGCCATGCCGACGCCGCCGAGCTCGTAGTCCTGTTCGACGACTTTCGTGCGGCGGTCATCGCCGGAGGTGTCGCGCTTGCGGACGACGCCCACGTAGCGGGCGGCGGTGAGGAGATTGTCGCCGTACTGGATGGGATCGGCGCGGCCTGGGATGAACGCGATGTGCCCGAAGTACTGGATGGCGTCCCACAGGTCGGGCGGCGTGGACGGCTTAAGAGTGATCGCCCAGGAGCCGGGGGCGGTGAGGATCTGCGTGACGGTCATCAGCGCCTCACCGCATAAACCACTTCCGGCAAGCAGGAAACGTACTGATTGCGCAGGTCGGTTGCGGCGTCACCAGATACGGCGCCGGTGCCGCCGGCTGCGACTCCCATCCAGAAGTCCAGGGCTGTCGTCGCTGCCTTCTGTACGCCGCCGTTGGTGTGGGCGGTGAAGGTCCGGGCCGAGCCGGCGGCGAACTTGTTGCCGTCGGCGTCGTTCGATGTGGCCACGACGTACCCGGAGGCCGCGAAGGAAGTGTTGGTCTCCGGCGTGCTGCGGTAGGCGGCCAGGGTGTTGGAGGTGCCGACCTGGAGGTAGCCCTCGACGAAGCGGGATCCGCGGCGCAGCGAGAGGTCGAGGGTCGCGCGGCCCGGCGCGATGCTCTTGGTGAGTCGCATGACGATGTGCTCCGGGTCGTTGCGGAGCAGTGTCGCGCCGTCCCACGAGGTGATGCTGGCCGCGGAGCCTGCCACCGAGACGTTCCACAGTTTCGAGCGCCAGGCGCCGCCGGTGTAGGCCTGCACGTCGAGGGTCGCGGACGCCGATGTGGTGACGTTGACGAGGCCGTTCGTCAACGCCCAGCCAGCAGGGCTCAACGCCTGGTCGACGCCGCACAGTTCGGTGCTGGACGAGGTGAGCCGGACGCGCCCGTTGAGGTAGCTGGTCGGCGCGCAGCCCCACCGCGGGAACACGCCGACGGGCAGGGTGCGGTACACGGTCATGGCGCCGTCGGCGCCAGTGCGGGTCATCAGGGTCGGGTTGCTGCTTCCGGTGTGGTATCCGTAGTGGCCGATCGGTGGGGCGTGCCACCGCTCCCCCGTCAGCGCGAAGTCGTTGGCCCGCACGACGCCGGTGAGGCGGGACTGGAGGTCGACCTCGGTGTCGGTGCCGAGCCGGGTTAGGGAGATGCCCCAGTTGCTGGTGACGATGTCGCTCCGGTACTCGGTGTACTTGGCGGTAGTGGAACCGAGCTGGTAGTAGCCGTTGCGTTCCGGCTTGTCAGTGAACGTGACCGGGACGATCGACCCGCGTTCGAGGGCGCACAGGTTGTCGTGCCGCCACACGAGGGCGGCACGCGTGAGGGGCGGGGTGGACTCCTGGCCTTCCAGGTCCAGGCCCCGGGATTCTCCGGTGCTCTCGTCTGCGTTGAATGTCTCGCGCAGCAGCAGCCTGCCGACGGTGAGGTCTCCGTAGTCGCCTTGTGGCATCAGCGTCCCACCGACCTTTCACGCTGGTAGGTGCGCAGCTCGTCGTTGATGTCCTTCACCAGGGCTTTCGCGACGGCCTTGCGCTCTCCGGGCGAGGCGAAGTCGAAAGATCCCTTGACGTTGACGTTGAGCGTCTGCACTGTGATGCCCCCACCGCCCCCGGTACCAGTGCCGACGCCGGGCGGGACGATGCCGGTGTTGACGCGCACAGCGCTGCCGGAGATCGGTGTTGCTCCGGCAGCGGCGCGCTTCACCCAGCCCTGTTCGATGCCCTGGAAGGCGTAGTCGCCGACGGACTCCATGACCTTCGACGGGCTCTTGATACCGAGCGCCTTCTTGATCGCGGCTTCCATCGACTTGGCGATGGCCATCATCGTCGCCTCGATGGCCTTCTGCTTCGCCGTCAGCCCCGCCACCACACCCTCGGCAGCCTTAAGGCCCGCCCCGTACATGGCGTTCGCGGCGGTCGTACCGGCAGCGTCGGCGGACTTCTGCAGCTGCTTCTGAAGCTCGTTGATCTTCGCGATCTGTTCCGGCGTCGCATTCAGCAAGGACTGGGCGGTGGACATGCCGCCACCGGTCACACCTGCCGCCGCGATGTCGCTGATGGCTTGGGCGTTGAGGCCCTTCCCCTTCAGGGCCTCCAACTGCTTGGAGAAGTCGCTGGTCCTGCTGGTGTCGGACTGCAGCTGCTTGATGAGCGTGTCGGCGCTGGTGCCGTACTTGCCGATCTTCGTGATGTTCCCGAAGCCGACGAGGGACGAGGAGACGCTCGTCTTGAGCGAGTCGAACTTGCCCTTCAGGTCGTCGAGGGTGCTCTTCGCTGCGTCCAAGCTCTTGTTGACGCCCTCGAGCTTCTTCTGGTTGTCGAGGAGCGCCTTGCCGGACGAGGTCATCTTCGCGACGAGAGTGGCCTCAGTCTTGCCGCTGAACGCCTTCTTGATGTTCGACAGGTAGGTGTTGACGGAGGTGACGAGCGATCCCACCGAGTCGGGCATGCCCAGGTCGTGGACTGTTTCGGTGTACTTGTAGCCCGCCAGCCGCCCGGCGGTGGTGAACGTCGTGTCGGAGGTGAGTGCCTTCTTGCCCTCGGACTGCCGTGCCTTCTCGGCGGCGATCGCGGCTTTCTGCTTCTCGCTGACCTTGCCGCCCTTGGCGTAGCCGAGGCCGAGCTTGAGCTGTCCGTCGTTGACGGCCTGCATGAACGGCTCGCCGTAGCGGGCAACCGCCTTGGCCTTCATGACAAACTCGCCTGCGCTCAGCCAGGGCGCGAACACGTCGTCGCTGGTGGGCCCGCCTGGGCCGTGGACCTTGCCGCCGGTGGCGTAACGGGTACGGAAGCCACTGCCTGTGAACCGGCCGCCGGTGGCGCCAGTGATGTCGTGCTGCGAGCGGCCGACCAGGTAGTTCTTGACGTAGTTGGTGGTGACGGTGACCGTCTTGTTGCGCAGGCTGTTAAGTGCTCGGCTCACCGCGCCGATGCTGCCGAGGGCCTGCCCGTTCTTCGTGTAGACCTCGGTGCGCCCATCCTTCAGCGTGCGGGTCTTCAGCCCCACCGCCTCGAGTGCCCTGATGGCTGCCGCGTTCAGCGTGTTGACCTTGACGCTCTTCGCGCCCGGCGTCTTCTGGATCGCTGACCGGACAGACTCGAGGCCGGATATGGCGTCCTTGCGCTCCAGCTCCACCGCCGTCTTGATCGAACCAGGGGTTCCGAGCAGCGTGTTGACGTACTCTTTGGCCTTCTCCTTGCTCTTGAACGTGGCCGTCGCCAGCTCCATCATCTTGGAGCGCAGCCTCTCCGACTTCCCCGTCATCGAGCCGAGAGACTCGCCCGCCGCCAGCCCGGACGCGAGCATCTCATCGTGGGCCTTGGCCGCCTGCGACATCGCCGTGCCGTTCTTGCGGCCGGCCTCCGTATTGGTGTTGAGGCTGTTGCCGTTCTCCTTGAAGGATGCCGTCAGGGCGTCGATGCCAGCCTCGAACGCGATCTGTGCGTCGTAGGCTGAGCGGTTGGTGTCGTTGAGGGCCATGATGCTTGCGCGCAGGCCGTCCGCCGACATCTTCTGAGCGTCAAGCTTGGTCTTCACCTCAAGCGCCTGCTGCCCGAAGACGCCCATCGCCTGGGCCGCAAGCTCCTGTTCCAGCTTCTGGTCCGCAAGTGCGCTCTTGTAGTCGTCGAGCTTCGAGCGAAGCTCACCGGCGGACATTCCTTCCTTGCGCATCGCGGCGGCTACCCGGTCGAAGGCTGCCGCCGCGAGTTCACTTTTGCCACCCTTGACGAGGCTGGCCAAGGCCTTGTCGGCGCCGTCGAGATCCTCTTTCGCATTCTTGACGGGGGTGGAGTCCATGCCGATCAGGCTTGTCGCCCACTGCTGGATGCCCTCCGCGTTCGACGGGCGGGCCAACGTGCGCAGGGAATCGGCGAGCCCGCCGAGGTCCGAGCCGAACACCCGTGCCGCTTCGCCCGTCACCTTGCCGGTGCGGCCCAGGTTGGCCAGCGACGTCGTCAGCCGGTCGACGTCCGGTGGCGCCTCCTTGCCGACCGACGACAGCTTCGCCAGGGCGATCACCAGCAGGCCGATCCCCGTCCCTACCAGAGCGACCTTCGCGTTACGCGACAACGTCCCGAAGGCGGCGGACAGTGTCGTCAAACGACCCGATGCCCCTGCCGCGGCGGTCCGCATCGCCCCGACGCCCGTGGCGAACGCAGTCATGCCGGCGCTCGACGCCGCCATCCCGGCCGCCGCGAGCTTGACCGCCTTGAGGACCACGACGAACTGAATGAGCGTTGAGAGCGCCTCGGTGGGGATGGCGTTGACCAGCTTGGCGAAGGCGTTGACCGCCGTGAGGATACCCACGCCGACGTCGGACGCCGCGGCCACCAGATGGATCATCGCCTTTGCGAGGTTCCCCAGCGTCTCGCCGACCGCTGGGCCGACACTGCGGACGTAGCTCATGAACTCGCCGAACGCCCCGGTCCCCGCACCCCCGGCCATGACCCTGGAGAAGTGGACCATTCCGTCCGTGGCCTGCCGCAGCGCGCCCGTGGCGAACTCGGTGAACTTGGCCATGAAGGAGTCGAAGCCCTGCGTCTGAATACCGCCCGCCAGGAGCGTCATCATCCTCTGAAGTTCAGTGGACGTACCCCGTACCAGCGGTGTCAGCTTGGGCAGCAGCGACCCAAACACCGCCATGGACTTGGTGACCACCGGCATCGTGTCGCCCGCCAAGGCCGTGGACCACGCCTTGTACTGGTCCTTGAGGACGGACATGGCGGCGGCGGCCTGCCGCGTGGCGGGCGGCATGTCCTTGACCAGCCGCTGGTATTCGAGTTGAGCCTTGGCGGCCTCGGTGGAGGATTTGCCGTACTGCTCGACAGCCGTCTCGTACTTCTTCATCGCCTGCGACGCCTCGGCGATGTCCTTGATCTGCGAGCCGATGGCGATTCCGAACACGCCCAGCGCGACGGCACTGGCCCCCAGGCCCGCGACGATGGGCACAGTGGCGGCGGCGATCGGAATGAGGGCGGGCGACAGCAGGAGGGCTACCTGCATCAGTTTCTGCATGCCGCCGCTGGCCCCGTTGGATGAGCTGCGCAGGGTGCCGAGACGACCGCGCAGGGCTGTCATTCCGGGGCCGACCCTGCGCAAGCTCCCGTCGAGGTCGTCCATGTCAGCCCGCAGGGTGCGGGTACTGGTGGACAGGTCACCGAGGCGTCCATGGGCGGCGGCGGCTCGAGTATTCATCGAGCCCAGCGCATTGCCGGCGAGGGCCGCCCTGTCCCGCAGGTCTTGCAGGGAGGCGGCTGCCGCCGCGGCCCGACCGCGCAGGGTGCGCAGTTCGCGGGAGGCATCGTTGGCGGCAGCGGCCAGGGCCCGCAGGGCGACAGCCGCTGTGGTGGCCCGTGCAGTCAGCGCTGTGAGGGACGTGCTCGCGCTTCGGGCGTTGCTCTGCAGGTCCCGCATGGCGCGGGCGGCGGTCAGTACTTCCGCGGAGGCTCCGTCGAAACGGACCTGCAGGTTGATGGGGCTCAGGCGGCGCAGTTCCAGCACGTGGGCGCGCACGGTCGCAATGCCGCTGCTGGTCCGGTCATTGAGGTCGGCCCGCAGGTTGATGGGGTTCAGGCGGCGTAGTTCGATGACGGCGGAGCGGACCGCTGCAATGCCGGCTCTGGTCTGGTTGTCCAGGTTTGCGCGCAAGTTGATGGGGTTGAGCCGGCGCAGTTCGAGTACGGAGGCGCGCACGGCTGCGATGCCGGAGCTGGTCTGATCGTCCAGGTCGGCGCGGAGCCGGATGTCTCTGGCTGCCGCCCGCAGTTCCCGCAGGGACCGTGACGTTCTTTCGGCTTGGGTGCCGAGCTTGTCGACGGCTGTGGCGGCTGTGGTGGCGCGGCTGCGCAGCTGGTTGAGGGCGGCGCCCGCTGTGGTGGCGGCGGGGCCGATGCCGCGCAGCGCGGAGACGACGCGGTTGATGTCGCGGACGGCGTCGCCGGTCTTGGCTTCGACTTCGACATGGCCGGACGCGACGAGGAACGACATCGGCTCCTACACCTCCTTGCGTTCAATCAAGCCCGGGATCAGCAGGTTCATTGCGTCGACGGTCACCTCTTGCGGGGTGTCTGTCTGGGCAGGTGCGGCTGCCTGTGCGGGCTGTTGTGCGGCGGCTGCCGCTGCGGCGACGGCGCCTTCGTAGACGGGGAGGCGGTTGGCGAGGGCGAGGAAGCGTTTGGCGCCGACGACGGTGTCTTCGAGGTCGATGCCGTAGGTGGCGAGGAAGTCGGCGTCGACGTCCTCTTCGTGGTCGAGGATCCAGCTGTGTGCGGTCAGCTGGTCGACGAGCCGTCCGAGGCTTTTCCCGCTGCGCCTGCGTCGTCCTTGACCTTCTTGAAGAACAGGCCATTGATCAGGCTGCCGGCCTGCTCGAACTGCTCGGGGGTGAGCTTCTTCTGTTCGTAGAGTTCGATGAGCCGGGCGTACTGCACGCCTCCGAGGACGAGCTCCTGCAGGTACATCGCACCGAAGACCAGGCCCTCGGTGCGGAGCTTGTTCATGGCGAGGAAAGTGAGCCGCTCGTCGATGATCTTCGGGACGGTGAACTCCTCGCCGTCCACGGAGAACAGCGGCTCACGAATCTCCTCGGGCGGCGGGCTGTCGCTGGTGGTGAGGGCGAGGATGCCGTCGTCTTCGGCGGGCACCGGAGCGGTGCGGGTCTTGGGCGCTCGGGTGGTCACGGTGGCTCCTAGGAGGTTTCGTCGATCAACTTGAAGGGGGCGATGACAGAACTGACGTAGAAGCCGGACCACTTGACGGTGAACAGGGTCTGGGCGTCCTTCTTGTACGTGGACTCGACCTTGTCGCTGGACAGCACCTTGCGGATGATGAAGCGGCGCCTCAGCTGGCCGGGGCTGAACCCGTCGAGGATCGCGGCCCGATAGGTGGGCTGCGTCGCCGAGCTGGCGTAGATCGGCTCGAAGCTCTTGAAGCCCGCCCCGCTGGCGGCCGTGCCGTCGTTGAGCAGGAACTTCAGGTTCTCCAAGGTCGGCTCGGCCAGGTTCGTCTCGACGGTGAAAAGCCGCTTCGTCAGACGGGCGCCCGGCACGTCGACGATCTGGTCGACCTCGAGGTCGGTGTACGTCTGGTCGACGGTGAGCTTCGCGCCGTCCTGCGTACCGCCCAGATCCGTCCAGGCGGACGCGGCCGGGGTGGTGTTGACGACGGTGTCGAGGGGCTCGGTGGCACCGAAGTTCGCGAGGTACAGCGTCCCCGGCCCCATGATCAGGTTGGTGGTGGTGACGGCCATGGCCTTACTCCTTGCTCTTCACAGCGGCGGGGATCTTGGCCGGTGCGGCGGCAGGAACAGCAGCAGGCGCGTCCTCTTCGAGGAGGAGCCCCTGACGCTTCAGGTCGAGGTACTCGGCGTCGCCGACCTCAAGGACTACGTGCGGCTGGATAGTGGTACGAACGGTCGGCATGGCGCTCCTAGAGGGTGATCCAGTGCAGGGCGAGGTCAGCTATGTAGCGGGCGTAAGAGGCCTCGTCGCCGGGCACCCGGCGCGGCTCCGACATCAGATGGGCAGTCATCACGCGGGCCTGCGGGTAGCCGGCGGGAAGGGTGAGGGTGCGCTGCATGCGCTCCTCGTCGTAGGTCGCAGCGACGACAAGCTCCATGAGCGAAGCGGCCTTGCCCCACGGGGGCCTGCCGGAGTTCGGGCTGACGGCATAGCAGTCGACCTGGATGACGGGCTCCCGCAGCGCGTAGTGCAGTTGAGGGCTGCCCCCGGCGACCGGGCAGACCTGCACGAAGCCGTTCGTCGTCCATGTGGAGACGTCTGCGGGAAGGGTCGTGGCGACCTGGCCCGCTTCCATACCTGCGGCGCCCTGCAGCCAGGCCACGGTGACGAGCTCGGAGTTGGCGCGCTGGATGACCGCCATCACAGGGCCCCCCGCCGCCGATAGAGAGCAGGCCGGAGGAACGGCTGGCTGGGCGTGCCGGGGTGGTTGACGAACGCGACGGGATGCCGTGCGCCCGGCCAGTGCAGGGCCCGCTTGGTGCGGGGCCGGATGATGTGCGGACCGGATCCGAACTCGACTGTCGACCAGTACGGCACGTTGCGGACGCCGATACGGGCTGTGAGGCCGTTCACCTCGTGGTACATCGAGGACCGGAGCTTGCCGGTCTTGACCGCGGCCATCCGCTCGGCGTCGTTTTGGATCTGCCGGGCGAGCTTGCGGAGGTAGCGGGCGATCTCGGCGTTGAGGTCGGCTCGCCAGCGGCTGTTCACGTCGAGGCGGAACGTGACGCTCATGCCCTGCACCTCCTCTACGTCGGCGGGCTGCGTGCCGTTGCGGCTGACCGTTTACGGGCCGTTGGTGCCGGTCGGGCGGTGGTCTGTGTCGGAGCCTCAGGCGGCTCGTCCTGTGCGTTTCAGGTCCACGCGCAGCGGCTGCGTGAGGACCGGGTTGGCGTTGCGGGTGACGGCGACGACGATGTAGACCTCGCTGGTCGTCTCGTCGAGGAGCCGTCTGGTTTCGTCGATGTCGGTGCCGGGCGGGAGGCGGCAGATGTGGGTGCGGACGATGCGGGGAAGGCCGGTGACCGGCTCGGAGGCCTGGCGTGAGGATTCGATCAGCGAGGCGGGGATCCCGGACTGCAGGACGATGGAGCCGTCTGTCTCATCGCCGAACTGGTCGGTGCTGGTGCCGCCGAGGACGCTGACGCGGGTGGTGGCGAGGTTCATGCGCCACCCGCCAGGGGGGTCCAGTGCTGCTGCTCGTCGGCCGACTCGGCGAGGGCGTTGCTGTAGCGGCCGGCGCTCTCGAACGGCGATCGCACATGGATGGTCCGGGAGCGCATCCACGAGCACCGCTGCAGCGCAGCCTTAGCCTCCGGGCCGAGCGACATGGCGCGCGGGTCGAGGCTGGCGACGATGCCGTCCTGCTGCACCTGGTTGGCGTCCATGCGCGTGTGCAGGTCGAACTGACCGAGCATCCAGGCGGCTTGGTAGGCGACGGCCATGCGCAGCCAGTACAGATCGCGGGTGCGCATCCGGTCGGCGTCGGGGTAGATCCGATTGGAGAACATTTCGATCGACGCCTGGGCCTGCGACAGCTGGACATCGCTCACCGTCGCGCCGGTGATGTCGGTGACCTGCTGCGGGGTAGCCCAGGCGTCGACCATCAGTCCTCGCTGCCCTTGCCGTTGTCGGTGAGCACGTCGCGCGGGGTGGTGGTCTCGCCCGGCTCGGTGTCGATGGACGACGGAACGGTCTCGACGCTGTAGGTGAGGGTCAGGGAGTGCCCGTCGGGGTGGTCCTCGGAGCCGTCGAAGCGGGCTTCGCCGCGCGGGTGCAGGCCGCGCTGGATCGCCTCGTTGGCGACGGCTGCCGCATTCGCCTTGTGCGCGTCAGCCTCGTTGCCCGCGGGCCAGGCCTTGAGGACGACGAACTCCTTGACGTACCGGGTCCCTTCGGAGCCGTCGGCGGACCGCTCGTCGACCTCGACCTCCGGCTCCCCCTCCTGCGCAGGGAACTGCTTGGTACGGGCCGTGGTCTTCTTCGGTGCTGCTGCCATGGCTGCCTCCTTCCGGTGGCCCTGCACCGACCAGCCACAGGGGCGGTGCAGGGGTGGGGAGGTGGAGGTCAGCCGACGAGGATGGCCGCGCCGGCGGGGTGGCCGTAGGCCCAGCCGCGGCGGGCGCGCATCTTCAACAGCGATTCGTCGGTGAGCGCCGACGTTCCGTCGCGTCCGTCGATGAACACGCTCTCGGGGCCGGAGCGGATGCCGAGGAGCATGAGGTCGGTGGAGACGAACGCCATGAGGGGGCGGCCGGTGGGTGCGCTGGTGGCGGTCGCGTGGAGGCGGGCGCCCAGGGACCAGCGGATCGGCACGCTGAAGATCGTGTCGGGGGTTCCGGCGAGGCCTTCGATGAAGATAGGGCGCTGCTGGCTGTCCTTGATGCCACGCATCGACTTCTTGAAGCCGGGGTGGGCGACGGCGAGCATCGTGGCCGGGTCGTAGTAGTCGCCGCCTTCTACGTCGCCGATGGTGGCGGAAAAATCGTCATAGGTGGCGCCGCCGGATGCGGCGACGGTGATGTTGTCGTCGGCGGTGTAGCCGAGCGTCGCGTCCGTGGTGTGGAGCAGGCTGTACAGCGACTGGAAGGGGACGCCGGCGCCGGGAACGGCGGTCACGGCGAGGCACGCGTTGTCGAGGATCTTCGCGTAGGAGATGCCCCAGTCCTTCATCTTCACGGCGAGCGTGTTGGGCAACGCGTCGTTGATGTCCTCTTCGGCGATGCGGACGACCTTGCCGAACTTCTTCGCCGTCAGGGTCACGTCGTCGTTGAGGGAGACGTCCTCGCCGTAGGCGCCGCCCTTGTCGATGACCTCGACGCCCATGCCTGCGGAGCGGGGGGCGTGGCGGGTGTCGGACGTCATGGGGAGGCGGTTGGCGACGGCCTCGACGACGGACGTCTGGGTGATCCGCTGGATGACTTCGGAGTCGTACTCTTCCGGGATCCAGGCTTCCATGGTGTTGCGAGCCATTGTGCCCTCCTGCGGGCGGCGTGATGGGGGTGCTGGTGGGCTCTGGCCCCATCACGGGCGCCTTCGCATCAAAGGACACTAGGACGATTCGATCACCGAATCGATCAGCTAAAACCAAATATACCTTGGAATGTCAAGCCTTGCCGAGGGCTCGCAACGCATGCCGCTCCGCCGCCGACTTGGGCTTGTCCGGGGCCGCCGGACGAGGCGCCCCAGTCGGCCGCGCCTTGGGCTTCCGCGCCGGGCTGGCGAACAACTCCGGGTAGTCAGCGCGCAGATCATCGACCGCCGACTCCAGACCCGACACGTCCCCCTCCCCGTCCACGTCCAGCGCCTCGGTGTCGAGCAGCTTCATCAGGCGCGTCAGTCTCGACTCGCCCTTCTTGCGGGCCTCTTCCGACTCCGGATCCTTCTCCTCCGCCAGGAAGGCGAGCGCCCCAGCCTCAACCAGGGCTGAGCGGGCGGCAGTCCGGACGAGGGGGGCACGGAACTTCTGCTCGCCCTCTTCCCTGGCCAGACGCAGCGCCTTCTCGTGTTCGGTCTCGTCCGCGCGCGTTTTCTCCTCCAGCTCCTTGTTGCGGAGGCGGTGGCGCTTCGCGTCGTCGTTGGCCTTCTTGAGGGCTGCCTGCGTGCGCTCCCACTCGGTACGGGAAGGCGCGAGGTAGTCGTCGTCGCCAAGCTTCGGCTCCGCCGCCTTCTTCGCGGGAGGCTTCGGCTTCGGCTCCTCCTCCGGCTCTGCGGCGTCGTCGTCTGGCTGCGGCTCGGGCTCATCTTCAGGGGCGTCGTCGACTTCGACGTCCAGGTCGTCGGTGTCTTCAGCGCCACCGGCGATGTTGTAGACGGGGCGGCCTGCGACATGGCCGATGAGGGTGCGGGGCGGCAGGCTGATGCGGGCTGCGCGGTTCATGGCGCGGCGGGGAGGAGTGTTCATGGTGCTCCCATCACGGGGTGCGGATTGCCCATCACGGGCCTGTCGGGACAGCACGGTTGGCGAAGCGGCCCGCGGCTACTGCACTGGCCGCGAACTCTTCGACGCTCTTGGGGAGGCCTGCTCCGGTGCGCAGGAGCTCGCGGGCCGCCCGGATACGGGAGGCGCCGGATTCGGTGGGCAGCGAGTGGCCGCGGGCGATGGAACGGCGCGCCTCGCGGCGCAGCGAGTCCGGGAACGACGGCACGCCTTCCGGCGCCCAGTTGTCCTGCCACGCGACGATCCGGCATCGGCAATGAGGGTGCTTGGGAGGGCCATCGAGGACCCGATCGTCGCGGCCCATCTGGTTGGGGTCGAACGACAGCCCAGGCGGGAAGGCGGCGTCGGCCGCCACGGTCATCCCGGCGTAGGCGGCGCAGGTCACGCACGCGTCACGCTCGGAGATCCACAACTTCCTCTGGCCCTGGTAGTCGATGGCCTCTTGCGCGGCTTCATTGACGGCTTCGTTGATGCTGGTGGCGATGTGGGAGCGTGCGGCGGGAAGGGCGCTGTGAGCCACTCCGATGCCTGCCTGCACGTCGGACCAGCGGCGGGCGCGCTGTGGCCGGAGCATGGTCAGTGCCCGGTCGCGGCGTTCTGCAATGGCGGTGCCGATGGCTGCCGCGCGACGTCGCAGATCTCTGGACGGCCGCGAGTTGACGGGCCGGGCGGTACGTCCAGTGGCTTCCTCAAGGAACACGGCGTGCTGGCGCGCCCCGAGCAGTACGCCCTCCGTCAGCGCATCGTCCAACGCCTGCTGCGCGCGCGGTGCGAGCGAGCCGAGGAAGCGACGGATCGTGCCGCGGATGGTGGTCAGGATGCGGCGGAGCGCCGCGGGGTCGCCGGCCTCGGCCTGGACGCTCCCGAACGCTGCCACCCATGCGGTGATCGACCGCCGGGAGAGGACAGCGAACCGGCTGTCGAGATCCCCCAGGGCGCGGTCGGTGATTCGGTCCTCGAGGTCGCGGACATCGTCGGTCTGTTCGCCCTGCACCAGGTCGGCGAGTTCCTCGTTGGTGGCGCGGCGGCGGGCCATCATGTGCGCTCCTCCACCCCGGCCAGCAGCTCGATGTCGGAGAGCGCCCCGTTGAGGAGGGCCTGCGCCTGGGCGTTGTCGATGACGCCGAGGGCGGCAGCTGCGCCGAGTTTCTGGGCGGAGTCGGCAACGGTGGCGAGGATGTCGACGCGGCGGGTCAGCTCGGCGTCATCGACGCCCTCCAGCCATTCGTCGACCTGCTCGGCCCGGTAGCCGGCTTCCATCAGTGCCTGCTTGCGCGGCACGCCATTCCTGATCTTCTCTCCGACGGTCGTCCAGCCTTCCTTGTCGGTGACGGAGCGGGCGGGCACCCAGTCGACGGTGATCACCGGGTCGGGGATGCCGAGGCGCCGGAGGGCGAAGGTGAAGGCGGCGTGGAGGCTGGCACCGTAGGACGTCTGCCGGTTCTCGATCTTGTCGGTGAACGGGCCGTCCTCTTCGCGGTAGCTCTCGCCGGAGCGCTGGCTGGACTGCGGGTCGAACATGCGCAGTGGAGTAGTGGTGATCTGCGCCATGGCCCGCACGTTGAACATGATCGGGCCGAGGAACACCTCAGGGTTCGCGGCGTCGAACTGGCCTACCGCCTTGTAGCCGCGCAGCAGCCACATCTCACCGGGCCCGGCCTTCAGGCTGCTGTCGTCACCGGTGTCCGAAGGGCCGCGGCCGGTGGTGTCCTCAGGGAAGTCCGCGTCGTCCCAGTCGCCGGGCTCCAGGTCGGAGGTGTCGGTGGTGGCAGCCTCGGTGAGGGCGTATCGCTGCGGGGCGCCCTGATAGTCAACAGTGCCCATGTGGGTGGCCTGTAGCTTCGTGATCGCGTTCTGCGGGCCGTAGGCGCCGTAGTGCTCAGGCACGCCGTAGGGGCGTTCGGTGCGGAAATGAAAGACCGGCTGCTCGCCCCAGTCATGCGTGATGAGCCACGAGTCGGGGTCCGGCTCTGCGGGAGCCGCTTCGTCCGGCTCCGGCTCGACGGTCCACGGCTTCCAGTCGCCAGCGTCCGCACCCTTGGAGTTCTTGCCGGTGGTCCACCGCTCGATGCCGTCGTCGTAGAGGAGTTCGGCCCGCAGGTACGGGCCGTCGCACCACTTCTTGATCGTGAACTTCTTGCGGCGCGGATTCTCCTCGTCGTAGATCACGCGCACCGTCTGCGGCGAGTTGTAGAACATCTCGACCCTGACGGCGTTGCCCTTCTCGTCCTCGACGGGCAGCACCATCAGGTAGGCGTCGCCGAACTCGCCGGCCTTGCGCACCAGGTCGGGGAGTTCCAGGTTGAGCTGGTTGTCCTGCCAGATCTTCGAGATGAGGGCATTGGTGGCCTCATCCGGGCTGGTGATCGATGCGACCTTCAGTCGGGTGGAGATCGCGTTGACCGGCGTTTTCGCGAAGTTGAGGTCGAAGTCGATGTCGTTGGCACGCAGAGCTGCACGAATGCGGCTGCTGGCGAAGATCTCCGGCGCGCAGCCGTCGTAGTACGTGGCGGCCTTGTCGTACTCGGGACGCGCGTGGGCGAGCTCGTCGATGCCGTGCATCAGGTCATCGATACTCACAGGCGCCACCCTTCATCAAGGGAAGCATACGCCTTCACCTTGGAATCAAAGGTAACTTGAGCTACCAACCTTGGGAACTTCTCGCTTGGTTGGGATGAAACGCCGCACGGCCGATCCGACAGCATCGACAAGGTCATCATGCGGGGCTTTCGGGAACGCACACATCTGCTGCTCCACCTCCACCAGCCTGCGGGCATGGATCACCCGGCCGCGCTGGTAGTGGTTCAGCACCCCTTCCGCGCGGGTGAATTTGTTCTCCGACTGGTTCACCGTCTTCACCTTCACCGGCATGCCATGCAGGATCGCCTCCCAGGTGTCGCCGCCCTGGTTGACCTCGATCAGGATGAGGCCGATCTGCGGATACTCGTCGAGCAGCGCCAAGACCCGCTCCCGCAACAGCGGCCCCGGCTGGATCTTCAACCCAGCCACGGCGTGCACGGTGCACCGCTTGTGGCGCGCCGACCAGGAGACGACCGCCAGACCCGTGTAGTCCGAGCCCTTCTTCGCGGTGACCGCCGGGTCGATCGACAGCATCATGTGCGTCACCGGATCGATGCCCTCCTCGCCCGGGTAGCGGAAGTCGTCCGGGGACCAGAGCGCTCCGTCCGCGCCCATCGGGTCGTTGGCGTAGTTCTTCGCGAACGACCGGGTGTGCTCGATGGACTTGAGGTAGGCGAGCGGCCACTTGCCGGGCCAGACGCTGCGCTCGGTGCCGTCGTCACGTTGCACGATCGGCGGCGTGTAGTGGGCGGAGAAGCCTTCCTCACGCACCCATTCGGCGCTTTCGATGCCGCGGCCGTGCTTGACCAGCTCGTGAATGATGCTGCCCGGCATGGTCACGGTGCCAGAGATCACGACGCGGGCGTACACGTTGAGCGGCAAGATCGAGTCGATCAGCGTGGTGCGTCGCTTGCGGGCCTGGTCGGGGCTGTAGCTGCTCTCATCCGGCTCAATGTCATCGCACAAGATCAAGTCAGGGCGGCGTTCCTCGACCTTCATGCCGAGGTTGGAAGAGTCGATCCCGCGGGCCGCGAACACGAAACCGTTGCGGGCGATGAACATCGACTGCGTGTCCGCCACATTGCCGCCCGACGGGCGCTTCGCCGGCGAGCACAGGTCCGGGAAGTCCTGCCGCAGCAGCGGGTTCACATCCAACTCCCGCTTGAACGACGCGAGGTGCGTCTCCGCCTGCGTCGCCGACGACGCGAACGCCGCGGCGAACCGGACATGACCGTGCGCCGCAGCCCACAACGGCAGCGCCAGAAACCACCAAGTGCTCTTGCCCATGTTCCTGGGCGCGATGTAAGCGTCGCGGTGCTCGGCCGGCCGGAGTGCGGGTCGGATCCAGGCGCGCGCAGCCCGGCACCAGTCCAGGTGCGCGTCCCCGAACGTCATCTTCCCCTTGCCGTCACGGAGATGGTGGCGCACGTAGACGAGGGCGAAGAGCAGCGGGTTGAGCCGCGTGAGAACGCGGCGGCCTTCGGGCTTGGCGAGGAGCTTGGCGTCGAACTGAGCGAGATAGACGGTGAGGTCGAACGTCTCGGCGTCGAGGCCGTCGAGGTAGCCGGGGGCGCGGACCGCGGTCGCCACCTCAGTCGCCGCCGACCTCGACGTCGAACTCCTCGACCTCCGTTGTGACGCACAGCATCAGCATTCCGACCGGCGGCGGCACGTCCCCAGGTACCGGCTGGATGCGGATCGGGGTGACGATCTCGTAGCCCTGGTGCTCGACGCGGTCGCGCAGGTGTTGGCTGAGGGCGTGCCGGTAGCCGCCGTCGTGCATCAGCCAGGCCGGGACCAGGGACTCGAGGTAGTACGTGGAGCGGGTCACGCGGTGCCGCCGTCGATGATCTGCCGCTCTTCCAGCTGCACGGCCGCCTGCGCGTCACGGATCATCTCCTGCAGTTCGAGATCCTGCTGGGTGACCTCGGTGACCTGCGCGTCATACTTGGCAGGTGCGTCGAGGCCGAGGAGCTTGCGCCGGGACTCACTGTTGCGCTGGCGGGCGTCCTCGACCTTGATGAGCCGGTCGATTGCGGCGAGGACGGGGCCGTCGTCGGGCAGCGGCGCGTCGTCGAGGACGATGATCCTGCCGTTGTTCACGGTGATGTGCTCGCGCTCCAGCACCTGACGGGCTGCGGCTTCCAGGCCGTCGAGGCGAACCAGGGCGGCATCCAGGCGGCCGAGTTCGAAGGCCCGCCATTCGTCGACCTTGGGGTCGATGCGTCTGGCGACCTCTTCGCGGACGAGTTCTTTGGCGGTGGTGGCGCTGACCCGGTGGCCGCCGGTGGGTCCGTCGGGGGCCTGGCTGAGGGTGTCGATGGTGCGGAAGCTGTGCCCGGACAGCTTCAGGTCGAAGACGATACCGGCGAGTTCGGCGCGCTCGGCCTTGTTCGCCTTCGTGTACGGCGAGGATCCTCCCGGCATTGCCAACACCCCTTACTCAGCCCGCGATTCATCAACACATCAGCGCCTCTACCTTTGAATCGTAGGCCAAGTCGGCAGATTAGTCCCCACACCTCTACCGGGCACACCCACAACGGGGGCACCATAGGCAGCAGATCACCGGGAGGTGCCGCATGGTGTCAGACCGCGGAGGCCGCTACGGCTTCGTCTACCGATTAAGGCATGCCGCATACCGGGCCCTACGACGCAAGGGCGCCAGCAAGGAGAAGGCGGCACGCATCAGCAACGGCGGACGCCACTTCTCCGGGCGCTCCCGCATGGCCCGCAAGGGTTGGCGCACACGGGGTCGCTGAGCTGACAGGTCGAGGTCACGGCGC